TCCAGATGCTGAAGGTGTAGAAGGAATGTCTGCATCTAAGATGAGAGCGGCAGTTGCAGATGGAAACTACGATGTCTTCAAGATGGGAATCCCTGCAAGTGTATCAGACAAAGATTGCAAGAAACTCTACGATGCAGTTGCAAAGGGTATGGGTGTAAGTGGTGTAAAAGAAGAGATGGACGAATACGAAGATTATGATTTAGAACTTGACGAAGCACTTACTCCTGCACAACGAAGAAAGATGGCATTGAGAATGAAGTTGCAAGCAAGAAAGCCTGGTTTCATTCGTAAGAGACAGATTGCAATGAAGAAAGCTGCAACAAAAGCAAAACTTGATAGTCGTGCAAGAAAAGCAGCAATCAATATGATTGTCAAAAGGTTTTTTCCAAAACTGAAAAAGAAATCTCGTTCAGAACTTTCCTATGCAGAACGTGGTAAGATTTCGGACATCGTGAAAAAGAAAGCGAAAGTAATTTCAAGGTTCGCAAAAAAACTTGTAAAGGATAAACGAAAACAAGATGTTGAACGAAGACGAGCAATGAATAAGAAGAAGGACTAAGATGTGCGAAAACGAAGAGTGTAAATGTTCTAACTGCACTTGCGATCCTTGCGAGTGTACTGTAGATAATCCATGTGGTTGTGACGAAGAACAAGTCGCAGCTGTTTAATTCATTAAAAAGGGGGTAAAAGTGTCAAGAAGCGAAATCAAAGATTGGATAGTAATGTCATTGAGTTTGGGAACAATTGTTTTGTTGTTCGTCATCACAATCGGTGACTTTATGAATGCAATGGAAACAAACAGAGAACCAAGTAAGGATGTAATCAACTTACTATCTATGGCGATCACTGGTATCGTAGGTATTATTGCTGGTTTTATTTCTGGTAAGAATGCTGCGGACCAAGCGAAACAACAATCAGAAGCAGCGGCAGGAGCAACAAAGTGAAATTAATATTATGGTCTTTGGTATTCATGGTAATGAGTAGTGTGAGTTTTGCATCTGATTTTGTAACAAAAGGTGATATCAATAAATCGTCAATCGGAATGTTCAAGTCATTCTTTACAAAAGAAAAGTGTGACCAGATTTTGATTGACACTTTCACCATTTGTTACGATCACGACAGGAAATCACCTACTGCTGTTTATGTGGAAGTGACAGGTGAAACAGTTGAAAAAGACATTGATAAACGTCCACCTTTCTTTACTGATAAACGAGTGAAGAAGGAGTTCAGGACAACATCAAAAGATTATACAAATACTGGTTATGATAGAGGTCACTTTGGAGCCTCTGATGCATCTCATGATTGGGATAAGAAACATCAGAAAGCGACATACTCAATGGCGAATATTGTACCACAAACTCCATTTGCAAATCGGTACAAGTTTATTGCATTGGAGAAACATGAACGTGAGATGGCGGTCAAGTATGGTCGTTTAGAAAATCTCACGATTGCATACTGGAACAATAGACCAAAGAAGATTGGTGACTCACAACTTCATGTGCCGAGTGGGTTTGCAAAACTTTTTACTGATGGTAAGAATTACAAGGAATGTTTCTTTGTTTGGAACAATGACAAGTACGATAAAAGTGATGGTCAAGATCCAAACAAATACAAACAGGATTGTGATAAGTTGATTGCAATGTGGGGTACACAAGTTGGTGAAGCAGATTCATGGTCAATGAAAGATAAAAGTGCATTGGTCGATCTGTTAGAAAAATACATCGATTCGGAAAAGAACCAATCAAAGGTTGGGATTGCATCATCTTTGCTCAAAGCGATCAAGTAATGATTGATTGGATAAAGAAGAGATTGGGAATAATGTCGGGTGTTGAGTCAGGAAAGATTATTGAGTTTCCACAAACACCCGAAAACCTTGATCGTCTTGCATCATCAAGAGCTATCTTGAAAAGCACAGACCATCATACGACTGACCCAATCTATGAGTCGATAGAAAAGAACAGAAAATGAGATGAGTAACAATGGCATATAACGATAAGGTTATCGATCACTATGAAAATCCCCGAAATGTGGGTTCTCTTAATCCCACTGACAATAACGTTGGCACTGGTCTTGTCGGAGCGCCTGAATGTGGTGATGTGATGAAACTTCAAATCAAGGTTGATGATGAAACAGGAATTATTGAAGACGCTAAGTTTAAGACATTTGGTTGTGGTAGCGCTATTGCTGCTAGTTCCCTTGCTTCTGAGTGGGTTAAAGGTAGAACTATTGATAAAGCAATGGAGTTATCAAATACAGAAATCGTGGAAGAACTTTCACTTCCACCTGTCAAGATCCATTGTTCGGTTCTTGCAGAAGATGCAATCAAGGCAGCGATAAATGACTACAAAGAAAAACAAGGACTTTGAACTAGAAACAGTTTTAACTTATAACACTTCTAAAGGAGAAAAAGGTTGGCTTATAAAAGTCCGCTCCCTCAAGTAGATCATGGAATTGATGTGTGTGGTGATGAGTGGGATGAACCAGTTGGGAGAGAAGAGTATGTTGGAGTTACTATGATAAAACAACACGATCCAAAACACCCATACTGCACCAACTGGCCAGTTAGAAAAACGAAAGATACAGATGAAAAAGTTCAATGAATATTCCTCTTTTGAGGAAAAAGTATTATCAACCCTAAAAAAGAAACCGAGCAATTTACTCTCACTTTCTCACAAACTCGGAGAGGATGTAACTCCTGTCAATTCTATGTTGCAACATCTCCAAGTTTATGATAAAGTAGAATGCATCAATGAGGTTTGGAGAGTCAAGAGATGAAATCCTTCAAAGAGTTTTCTGAAAAATGTTGCGATGAATGTGATGAATTATTTGACCATGTGATTACAGAAGCAGAATACCAAGGAAGAAAAGTAGAACTGAATAATCCTACAAGGTCCAACGATGGGAAGAAAAAGTTCTATGTTTACGTAAAGAATGACAAGGGTAACGTAATCAAGTTGGGATTCGGAGATCCAAATATGGAGATCAAACGAGATGATCCTGCAAGGAGAAAATCATTTCGTGCAAGACATAACTGCTCAGATCCAGGCCCCAAATACAAAGCGAGGTATTGGAGTTGTTATCAATGGAGAGCATCAGCAAAGGTGGACAACTAATGAAAAATTTCAAAGAGTTTATAACAGAAAAAAGTGTTCCCAATGACCCAAAACTTTGGTCCAGGGCAAAAGCACTTGCAAAACAAAAGTTTGATGTTTATCCGTCAGCTTATGCAAACGGATGGGCAGCAAAATGGTATAAGTCCAAGGGTGGTACTTGGAGGTCAGGGTGAAACGATTCAGAGAGTTTTCCGAAGACCTACGAAAGTGGTTCGATAAGAAAGACCCTCAAGGTGGATGGAAACGAATCGGAACAGATGGTTCTGTTTTGGGTCCGTGTGCTAGACCAGACAAAGATGGTGATGGTGATCCAGACGGACCAAAACCCAAATGTATGTCTAATCGCAAGATACGTCAATTGACAAAGAAACAACGTGCAGCTGCGGTTCGTGCAAAAAGAAAGTATGACAAAGATCCAGACAGAAAAGGCAAACCAATCAATGTCTCTAACTTTGGAAAGGGTAAGTTGTGAAAACATTCAAGTCCTTTATTACTGAGTCATATAACAATTGGGAAAACGAAGAACCAGTTGAGTATTCAAAACATCTGGAAAAAACATTTGGTAAACCAGATGAGATGACAAATAGTCAATTGTGTTGGTTTGCAAAGGATGGGTTCAAGAGAATAGTGGTGAAGGACGAATATATTTTACATGGTTCACCAGCACCACATTATGATTTCATCTATTGTTACATTGACTTACAAGTTCCTGAGAAGTTTGCAAAACCTCTTGCAGATTCAAGTGGAAGTATACTTATAGATTTTCTCAAAGGTGAAGTTGGTGCAAGGTGTGGTTCAATTACTGCAAACGCTACAACTCTCAACTATGTTCTTGATGTTGTTGCGGAGAGAGTCAAACCATCCAAGAAAGAGTATGAGAAACGTATTCTTGGAATGAGAAAAATGTTTGCAGATGGTAAGAAGTATGAGTTAGAATGGTGGCCAGATGAGTCAGGTGATGCAGACCCAAAGAATGAGTATTATAAATGAAACGATTTGTTGAGTATTATCTTGAAGAAAAGGACATGAGTCATTGTGACTGCAAAAACCCAAAAGGTTTTTCTTGCAAAGCATCTTGTAAAGCTAAAGGAAAGGTTGCAAGGACAGGTGGAGAATACGAAGGTAAAAAAGTCAAATCAAAAAAGTATGGTGGTCCTGCATGATAACACATGGAAACAGTATACCAGAAATACAGACCAGCGCATGAGGTCTTGATTGAATACTATGCTTATGAGGATTTGAGAAGAATACTGAGATTGGAATGGGAACACGAAGATGAGTTGTATAGAAATCATAGTGATGTTTTATGGAAAGAGTATGAAACTGCATACGCAAACGAAAAACGTAGGGAGGAAAATTCAAAATCTGCTAGGATTGCGAGGAAACTCGAGCAGATGAGATTGACAGACGAACTAGTAACTAAAATCAAATTGAGGAATGCTAAATGAGTTATTCACGATGGTCCCATTCTCAATTCTACACTTACTGGTGTTCAAGTAAGGCAGAGAGAAAAGAGGATGAATTATTTGCTTGTCATGTAGATTTAGAGTCACAAGTAATGATAACATATGAAGAGTGTAAGAAAATAG